GAATATATGGTGAAGATCCAGTGAAACTATATAATGCTGCATATTCAATGGAAATGTATATGCAATCTGTTGCTGGATTTGAAGGGCCTGGTGAATTTTTTAGTAAATTTGGTTTGGAAATTCGCGACTCAATGAGAGCAGTTGTTGCTCGTCGCACATATGAAAAGTATGCTCCAGTTTCTTTATATCCGAGACCTCGTGAAGGAGATCTCGTATATGTTCCTGCTTTTGCCAATTTATATGAAATCAAGTACGTAGAAGAAGAAAGAAACTTCTACACATTAGGTCGTCGTCCCCCTCTATTTTATTTTTATGAATTAAGTATGGAACTATACAAATTTTCAAATGAAAGATTCAATACTGGTGTTAAGTAAATTGATGATGTTGGTCGCGCTTATTCGTATACGCAAAACATGGCAATGACAGCTGGCGGAAGTGGTGCTTATGCGAAGTCTGAAGTTGTATATCAAGGAACAAGTCTAGAATCAGCATCATCTACTGCTATAGTGAAGAATTGGTTTCCAGCCAATACTACTCTTCAATTAATAAATTTGAAGGGAACTTTTTCACAGGGTGGATCGATCAGAGGTGTTACGTCAAATGCAAATTATACATTGACTACATTTGATAGACAAAGTTTTGATGGAATATCCGACGAGTTTACAAATAATCTTGAATTGCAGACAGATGCAAATGGTATTATTGATTTCACAGAAACTAATCCATTTGGAGAGCCATAATGTCTGGGATTTTTGGTAATCATTTTTATCATCGCATAACAAGAAAAATGGTTGTTGCATTTGGATCTTTATTCAATGAATTGCAATTAGTTCGATACAATAAAGCCGGAACAACTGAACTTGAGCGTGTTCTTGTACCTATAGTTTATGCACAAAAGGAAAAATTCTATAATCGCATCAAAGGCGATCCAAATTTGCTAAAGAGTATTCAGGTTTCTTTGCCTAGAATTTCGTTTGAAATAGTTGGTGTTGAATATGATGCTTCTAGAAAAAATAATAGCTTGATACAAAATAGAAATACGTTGACTTCTACAAATACTACATCAAAAACACAATATGGTGGTGTTCCGTATAACTATGAATTTAGTCTTTCGATATATGTTCGAAATATTGAAGATGGTTGGCAAATAGTAGAGCAAATTCTACCTATTTTTAATCCTGATTATACATTGACATTAGATCTAGTCAGCTCTATGGGTATAAAAAGAGATATACCTATAATTCTAAATTCAGTTGGTTATACTGTCGATTATGAAGGCTCGCATGATGAAGACACAACTCGTGTTGTAATATTTGATTTATTATTTACAGTCAAAACAATGCTATTTGGTCCCGTTTCGGATTCGAAGTTGATCACAAAAGCAAATACAAACATATATGGTTCGTTTACAAGTGGAAAAGCAGGTGGTCAAGAAATATACGTCTTGAATTTGGATGATACTGGTTTCAACACATATAAAATAGATGAAATTGTTTGGCAAGGCGGAACCTATGAATTTCCTGATGCAAAAGCAATAGTCATTGAACATGATACATTGAATAAAAAGTTGTACATAAAAGACATATACGGATCTAAAAATGGAACTGGTGCTTTCATAGCCAACTCAAAAGTGATAGGCGCAACCTCTGGCGCATCTTGGAATGTTACAAGTTCATATAAATCAAATGTCAAGCTTGTAATTAGCACTGTTGTTCCAGATCCAATTACGGCAAATGTCAATAGTGATTTTGGATTTACTGAAACTATTATAGAATTTCCACAAACAATAGGATTGTAATGAGCAAGATTGATGATAATTTGAGTGAGATATTGAATATCGAACCAGTAAAGAAACAGGAAGTAGTTCCTGTTCAAGTAGAGCCGCAGAACGACACTCAAACAGATTACGACTTAAGTCGCCAAACAATTCGAAATCTTGTTAGAAAAGGCGAAGAAGCACTTGACGAATTGCTCTTTGTTGCAAAGCAAAGTGAAAGTCCAAGAGCATATGAAGTTGTTTCTGGTATGATAAAGAACATATCAGAGGTGACAAAAGAACTAATTGATTTGCAAAAGAAAATGAAAGAACTTAATGAAGATACTCCGAAAACACAAAACGGAGTCAATGTTCAAAATGCTGTATTTGTTGGATCGACAGCAGAACTTCAAAAACTATTGAGACAGAACAAAGAACAAAGCAATGGCTGAGATTATCTCATATATGTCCAATCCCAATCTTAAACGCGCGGGCGTCAAGATTGAATGGACCGAAGAACAAGTAAAAGAATATGTGAAGTGTTCAGAAGATCCTGTATACTTTGCTCTTAATTATGTGAAGATCGTGAATGTTGACGAAGGTCTTGTTCCTTTCAAGATGTGGAAATTTCAGAAACACATGCTTGAAACATTTCACAAGAATCGTTTTGTGGTTTGCAAAATGCCTCGTCAGGTTGGTAAATCAACAACAATCATTTCGTATCTATTGCATCAGATTTTATTTCGCGACAACACAAGCGTAGCAATGCTTGCAAACAAAGGATCCACTGCTAGAGAATTGTTGAGTCGTTTGCAGCTTGCATATGAAAATCTACCATTGTGGTTGCAACAAGGTATCGTTACGTGGAATAAGGGTAATATTGAACTTGAAAACGGATCAAAAGTTCTAGCTGCAGCAACATCATCAAGCGCAGTTCGTGGTGGTTCATATAACATTCTGTTCCTTGACGAATATGCATTCGTACCAAATAATCAAGCTGATCAATTCTTCAATTCGGTGTATCCTACTATTTCTTCTGGTAAAACATCGCAAGTTCTCGTTGTTTCGACTCCAAATGGACTAAATCATTTCTATCGCATGTGGGCGGATGCGACCAGTAAAAGAAGCAATTATGTACCCATCGAAGTTCATTGGTCGGAAGTTCCGGGTCGTGACGAGAGATGGAAAGAAGAGACGATTAGAAATACTTCGATTGATCAATTTAGAGTTGAGTTTGAGACCGAATTCGTAGGTTCTTCTCATACATTGATCTCCGGAGCTAAACTCAAGACGCTCGTCTTTAATAATCCAGTTCGTCAAGATGGTCAACTTGATGTATTTGAAGAGCCTCAAAAAGATCACACATATGTCGTTACTGTTGACGTAGCAAGAGGTCAGGGTCTAGACTATTCCGCATTTTCGGTAATAGATGTGACAAGTATACCATATAGGCAAGTAGCAAAGTTTCGCGACAAAGAAATTTCGCCTCTATTGTATCCAACACTTGTTTTCAATGCTGGCACTTTATACAATAATGCGTATATCTTGGTGGAAATAAATGATATTGGTCAGCAAATTGCTGATATTATACATCATGAACTTGAATATGAAAATCTTGTTAAGATACAAGTAAAGCCTCGTCAAGGACAGCAAATGTCTTTTGGACATACTAAAAAAATTCAATTTGGTGTCAAGACATCGGTCGCTACAAAGAGAATAGGATGTTCAAATCTAAAGACGCTAATTGAAAGTGACAAGCTATTGATTATGGACTCTGATACTATAATGGAGTTGATGACATTTGTTGCAACGCGCGAATCTTTTGCCGCAGAAGAAGGTAGCAACGATGATCTGGCGATGACCCTAGTTCTTTTTGCATGGTTTGTTGCACAAAGAAACTTTAGAGAGTCATTAAATGGCGATATTCGTACTGTTTTGCAAAAAGAGCAACTAAATATTTCACAAGATGATCTCGTCCCATTTGGCATAATAGATGATGGAATCAATGATAGGGACATGCAAGTAGCCGATTTAGAGAGACAGTGGCTGGAAGAAAGAAGACTCAAAGCTCCTTTGGATAGCTATGAATATGATTGGAGAAGTCGAATATGAAAAATTTGATTTCTATAAATAGAATCATATAACCATTAAAGATCTCTACTTCTGAAAGGAGTAAACAATGGCTTTTCAATTGAGTCCGGGCGTAGTTACCACAGAAATCGATCTAACTACAGTAATACCTAGAGTTTCAACGACTGCTGGTGGGTTTGTGGGCGATTTTGGATGGGGTCCTGCTAATACAGTCGTTACTGTAGATAGTGAAAATACACTTGTTTCTTTATTTGGCAAACCAGATGCCAATTCTTTTATTCCTTTCTTTACTGCTGCAAGCTTTTTGTCATACGGAAAC